TTGTGAAAGACCGGTCCACGCCCGAGGAGCTGGTGTTCATCTGTCCCGAACCGGGATGTGGTGATCGCACCGGTAATCGCTCAGCGAATCTGCGAAACGGTAAAACGTCGTGTTGGAAGTGCAACAAGGGGGGTGACTTCGTTCGCTGGGCCAAGCACCTAGGATACAAGATTGACGGCATAGTGGTTCCAGAGTCGTCTGTGGAGGCGTTTGAGCGTCAGGTGGAACAAACATCCGTCCCGAAGCTCGCAACGCTTGTCTACGCCCTCGTAAAGATGCCGGAAGGGTTTGTAAGGTGCCAGGATGCCCCTCAGTCTGTATACACTCGCCTGATAGGCACTATGGCGCAAAGAAAGAACCTTACGCTAGACGATCTCATAGAGGTAGAGGTTGGTTTTACCCGTCAAGGCAGATGGGAGCCATTTGCCATCTTTCCAGTGATTGAACGAGGCAGGACGGTCTACTACCAGGGACGAACTTATATTGATGAACCCGGTAAGACTACCAAGAAGTTTCCTTCCCGGCACGAGTGTCCGGTGTCGTCTAAATTTTGGGTCTACAACATTGACGCTGTGAAGAATCCTGAAGTGACTAAGGTGGTGGTGGTAGAATCCATTCTCAATTGTTTGTCACTTAAAAAGCGGTTTCAGGAGCTAGGTGTCATGGATACGGTTCCAGTCTGCGTTTTCAAACATGCTGTAAGTCGTGAGCAAGCACGCAAGTTGTTTAAGCACAAAAATATAGATGAGGTTGTACTGCTTTTTGACCGGGATGCGATAGAGAAATCCTGGGAGGATGCTGCGGATCTTAATTTGTTCAAGACCGTAACGATAGCAGAGATGCCTGAAGTGCCCGGGAGACCGAAAATCGATGCAAACGATGACGTTGACCTTGCTTTGGAGGCATTGGCTCGTAGAACATTGTTTAAGGCGGCTGATAAGACTCTACGGGAGGCGGTGCCAGTACCGATCAAGTACGATCTCAGTACCCTCAACTTCGATTTGACAGTGTGAAATGTAGACGTACGAGACTTGGTTCTTACCAACATGATACTGAAATTGTTCGGACAACGAATCGCACTTATCGAAGTGAAGGAAGAGCTTGAAGGCTCGATCCTCTTACCTGAATCCAGGACCCGGTCGTTTTATATGGGCCGTGTTACCGTAGTGGGTGATGGACGGGATCCGGACGGCACGGTCAAACCTATGTGGGTGAGTGCTGGAGACCTGATTATGTTTCAACTAATCGGTGCTCAGGCCATCGCTTCACAATTCGTCCACGACGACAACAAGGTGCGCATCCTTCATCAAGGAGATGCTATCGCCCGCTTGAAGTCCAACATGATCAAGTTGGAGAACTTCGAAATTCTAGGTGACTGGGTGCTCTCCAAGGTGGACATGCAGACCGGTACTACGTTGGTTGTTCCTGACTCTGCTCGTCAGCCCAATATGTTCACGTTCAAGCTAGAGCAAAAGGGTGCTGGTGTCGAGCATGACATTCAGAAAGGTGAAGAAATTTATGTTGAGCGTATGCGTTGTAACCCAATTGAGATTGACCGAGTGACATACGCCTTTTGTCATAAGAACGACGTGCACGGTGTGGTGAAATCATGATCGGCCCTATGTCTAGCGCCCGAGAAATTTTGGAGCATCTGTGCTCTGAGGGAGACGATGTGTGGCAGACAGGCATGTTGGGGTTGATGTCTACAACTATTTTTCCGATTCTGGAGGCGTGGAGTGATCATAGAAAAGTAGAAATTGTAAAAAAGAACGATCGGAAGGGAATCAAATTGATCGATCACGTGGTTATTGGAGACTATGACATAACACTGTGGAGAGTACCGGTTGAGACAGACTTTTATTCCACTGGCATACTTTGGGCAGTGTCTATTAACTCTGATCAGCATGACCCGTCGGATGCAAATGTACAAACGCTTAAATTTCCTGGCTCTTCTCTGAGACATTTGCCGGCGGATTCCATTTCGGAAGTTTTTCGAGGATGGATTGAAGAATATGGAAAGCTAGCGGTAGGAACAGTTAGTCTTGACAGGCTTTTGCTTTATCGCCGAATATGTGTTCGAGAGGGGTTTCGAGTAACCGATATGAACCCTAATTTGCCTCGGGCAGGTTTTTTTATCGAGTGACAGACTTATCGAGTACAGTCGAAGAGGCGCTCCTAGGAGCGCCTCTTGTGTTTGCGGAAGTGTTGAACTTACGCAGGAGTTGGTTCGAAACCACCACCAGCCGCACCACGGTTGAACACCGTGCTGGTGCTGTCCGGCGGAGCGCCCCACTTCTTTGTGAGAGTCGGTGCGTCGAAGGCTTCATCCACACCCCAGCCCCGGCGACCCATTGTAACGATGTCGATACCTGCTCCACGCAGGTCGGCCTTGTTGCGAAGGACCACAGAGACATTGGCTTTCGTCGCACTCGCCACGGCCGATGAGTTACGTCCTGAGCCGAAGAAACCGACTCGCTTTGAAACGAGACAGTAAGATTTGGTCTGGACGCCCTTTGGCACGACGGTGAACCACGATCCGACATCCGCATAACCTGAAGTAGTTGCGCCAGCTTTCTGTTCGCGCACCATCATGTACAGCGTGTTGTCGCCCGTGTTTTCTACGACGAGATCGAAGTTACCGAGACGATCATTGATAGATTGAGCGTAGCCGGCCAGTTTTGCGGCGTCTACACCGAATCCTATACTTGAGACTTGATTCATTGTGTGTTGTTGTGTTTGTTGAGGTTACGTTGTAGCGTGATTGCTACCTGCGGAAACGGCATGTCCCCGAAGATGGTTGGCTAGGCAACAGGCCCAGGTTAAAATTCTTTTTCACGACCTAATAACACACGCACCGCCCGAGCACATCAAAGAAGACTGACCAGTCAAAGGCGATTGGTGTGCTATTAACTTTCCATGATGTCTTTACCGAATTGTAGAAGGTCTTCTTCGCTAACTTCTGATGCCGTACCACTGACCGGGTGTTTGCGCACGTAACGAAGCATTACGTCGTGAATCCCCCATCCTTTGACCTCAACCGTAGTGCCGGTAGACTCGACCGTTGCGGTCACGTCGTAGGCATAGACTGGCTCAGCGGCTCCACTTGACGGAGAAGCGTAGAACCGCTGCGCTTCTTCCGGGTCGGAGATCGTAACCTTGAACCTATCCTCAGTGGCGTTGATGTCGATGTTTTCAAATTCAGAAACTTTGACTTCGACATATTCAGGATATCCAGTCAGCGGTATCCAGTTGACCTCACATGTGTCAGTGTCTACAATGGCAACCCGTTTTCTCTCTCCCGCCTCTCCCCAGTTTTGCTGGAAAGGTGATCCGACGTAGTGAATCGTTTTTCTAATCGACTGGGGAGCGTGCACATGCCCGAGCAACACCAGGTTGGCGAATCGCATCTTCTTTACGTCAATACCCGTGACCGCTTGTCCGCTGTTCATCTGGCAGCCTAATACCTGAAAATGGCCCAGCAGGATGTTGGGACCTTTGCAGCGGGCCTGTTTTTCCAACCAGGTAATCAGCTCGGCATCGTTGGCCGGGTAAGAGGCACAGTGAATAGTCGTGTTTCCACAAGCATAGGCGTCGGTGCTTTTGACCACTGTAAAGTAGGGCTTGAACACCTCAGAAACGTCAATAGCAGTCGAGCGCAGGAATTGATCGTGATTTCCAAGCAACTTTATATTCCAGTCAGACCGTGGAAACTTGGAAATTCCCGAGAGAACGACATCCAGGGAAGGAACGGGTATCGCCGATCTATCGTCTAGTGTGTCTCCTAGGTCTACCAAACCACCACACTCGTATTTTTTGTAGATGGACAAAAGATCATCATAGAATTTTCTCACTCGGAAAGTTTGTAGGTCGATTGATGGATTCGATCGACACCGTTCATGAGAAACAGTTGCTTGTAAGTCACCGTATGCTAATAGCCTCATACAGACGTAAAAGAACCTAGACTGTGCCGTAGACATTTACCGTTAATTGCGTAGACAATACTGTTGATGGACTGACTCCTACTTCTATTTGATGCGCCACAGGGTTTTACGTTGTTTAGCAGCCTGTACATAGGTTCTTTAAGGTATGGATGGGAAGTATGTCAGTGTGTGCTCAGTAGAGATCGACGGTGACCCGGTCATAGCGGTCGATGTTCAAAAGCCTGGTTGGCTGCCTATCTGCCCGTCTGTGAATCAAGATTGGTTGAAGTCGGTCTTGCCAGAAGTGATTCGTCGCTACATACGTCGCAAGACCGTAGTTAAAGTGTGAACATCGCTGCATTTGCAACTCTGTTGCTTGAGACCAAGGCAAAGTCCAAGGACTTCGACACCAAAGTCGAAGTTTTTCTTAATCGCCTTTTGATGCGGATTTTTTCTCAACCCTCTCTGCTTACTTACTTGTCAAATGTCGGTGTAATCCCCAAAAAAGAAGGTAAGGAATCGCCCGAAACAGAGGACGATGATAGTGCTATCCGCCCGGCCGGAGAAGAAGACGAAGAGTCACCGGTTGAACTGGAGCAAGGTGAAACCGAGCAGCCGACCGACAAATCGGAAGATGATGACGGTAAGCGCCATGGCACTGTCACTGTGCAGTTGGATTTTCAAAAACTACCCGAAGAAGCGATTGAACCCTTAAAGAAGCTCATTGCCTCGCCCAACGAAGTGAAGTTCTTCAAGTACATCAAGAAGGGTGCCGCTCACGTAGGACTCGCCTTCGATTTGTCACCAGACGACATGCCTGGCGACGAGTACGACTACGCACAGTGACGGCGGCTGTTGTTCCCCGAAGTCCTTTACTGACCGATTAGTGACTGTCAGGGCTGCCCACCTAAGTGGTTTATCCTGACCGCTTTTAGCAGCGTTCCACGAGCACTCCATCCAGACGAGGATGTGTTGACCCCGTGCTAGGCGTGTCGGACGCCTAATAGACTGTCAAAGAACAACCACGATCAGAAAGCGGCGGACTTGGGTTTCCATGTCCCAATGCCCGCCGCTTCGTTCGTTACTGCTAACGACCCGCTCAGTGCGGGAGATTCGTCACTACCCCAAAACGAATCTTCTGACCGGCATTATGTGACAAACGGTGCCACGTTCGATGCCATGTCAGAATCGACAGTACGGTCACCGGTGTGTAGGTACGCTAACCGTCCCGAGATGTAGTCCAGGACGATCTTACGGCAAAACCGGTTTGCACTCAGTACGTTCACGATAGGACGTGTGCTGAGGTCTTTGTCCAACCATGCTTTGGCCGATCCTGGCATCCGAAACGACATGACTGTGTCTTTGCGATCTTTACTCATATGTTTACTAGAACCGATTTCATCGGTATTTCCGTTCTTGTATCATAGGAATGTTCGCATTGCAACTAAAATCTGAACGTAGTTAGAGCAGACGCTTATGGCCAGTAACATCATTGGAACCAATCTTCTCAGCTACCTGGGGTTAATCGGATCAGCCGGAGTTCATACCGGCTCGCTCGTGCCCCGAGCACAGACCCCACAAGCGAACCAGGAGCTTTTTCGTGATTTTACGGATGCTGGGCGGGTCGCCGACCCGGACGTTTGGACCCGCTATCACCATGCCTTAAAGCGTCCTACGACCTTCGATGCCATGTTGCAGCTTTGGGACGAAATGGCGTCCTGGGACCTTATGGCTGCGGCTCTTGTCGAAATTGTAGACGAAGCGACCCAGGTAGACGGAAATTCTCCGGCAACTGTTTGGTACCAATGCAATGATCGTGATTTTGAGGATTCACTGAACCAAATGCTTGTTAACATCAACGCTGAGGATGTGATTCAAAGCCAGGTATGGCATTTATCGGCCCTCGGCAATCATTTTGAAAAACTCGAATATGCTCCCGAAGAAGGAGTTATGGGATTTTCGTTTGTGCATCCTGCCGATATTCGCCGGTACTGGTTGGAACGAAATCGAAAGTGTATCGGGTTTCGTTGGGCAGGGCACAAGCCTTCCAAAGAGTCCGCTTTCGTTATGCCAGACAATCAGACGCCCATTGAACGGGTGGCACTGACGGACGGTAAAGACACCGAGGAACTATGGTACCCGTGGGATTTCTTGCACATGCGCCGCATGTTTCGTCTACGCCAGTCTGAGCACGGTGAACCTGTGTTCGATGAGGCACAGGGCATTTACAAGAAGCTCAAAATCGCTATCGACCAGATGGTTGTGCATCGTGCTCAGGTGCAGCCTGACCGCTATGCGATCAACATTGACGTCAAGGAGAGCCCGCCTGCCGAGCAGGCAAAAATTGTGCAGCGGTGGAAACAGGCACTGCGTGCCAAGCTGGCCTTCGGCCAGCAGTGGAATCAGTCCGGTCAGAGCAATACTTTCAACTCGCCGGTTGGGTTCGATTCTTTCTACAACGCCTGGTCACTAGACACGATTCTATGGGTAGCCCGGCCGACCGGGTTCAATCACGTAGTAGAAAAACTTCAGGGCACCCAAAACGTACCCGATATCTATGACATCGAGCTGTTAACCGATTTGTTTTATTCGATTATCGGCATGCCTCGATCATGGTTCTCTGCCAAGGGCGGGGATGGGTCTAGTGGCGGAGAATCTCCTTCCGGCAAGGCGCTCCTGGCACAAGACATGCGGTTTTTGCGCAAAATCAAGTCTATTCGCCGTCCTATCATCAACTGTTACACATGGATGGGTTACTTTCATGCCGTGTTGCTTGGCAAGGACATCCGTCAGTTGGATATTCGGGCGATGATGCCGCCGATCGGTGGGTTGGAAGAGCAGATGAAGCTGGAGATGCTGAAGGTTCAGGCAGAAGTCCTGGGGATGATGGCAGATGTCATGGATCAGTACTCATTGCCCAAGGAGGCGTGGGTTGAAATCATCTTCAAGAAGTACTTGCATCTGCCGGACGACATTGTAAACATTTTCATCACGGCGCTGCCTGGTGAGGAAGAGCCAATGCCGGTAGAAAGTCTACAGCGCCCCCGTTTACCCGCCCCTTACTCCTACAAATTGATTCGTCAAATTCAGGAGAAGGTGGGTAATAGCCCTGAGATCGGTAAGCTCCTGACCGAACTCAAGAGCACGATCTTCGGTGAGGATGACCGACGCGCCATCAAGATGAACATGCACCGATGCAAGAAGCTAGACGAAGTCGTCGGGCTGCCGAAGATGAAAGATTTCGACCTGATCGTATCATCTTATGGAAAACATCCATTCGAGCTGAAACGTCTTAGCGGCGAAGGAAAGCCAAATAAGTTTCAAGGCACGAACATGAAGACGCCCCTGTTAGAAACTTTGCAGGAAGCAAGCCAACCTGTGTCCGAGGGAGTTGGGGCCGATCAGTACCGCCGTTGGATGAACTTGTAATGCTCACGTTCACAAACTCACTCTTGGAGACCCTGACCGACCAGACTGCGTTGGTGCAGGGTAACGCTACGGGTGCGGTGATCACTTTGGACTACTATCTGCGTGAAAGCAACACATCGTTGCCGTTCCAGGCGGTGTATGCTATGCTAAATTGGAACGATGGGTCCGCACCGTGGGAATATCCCCGGCAGGTGCAACCACTCCATATTGATGCTTCCAAGCTGCTTCGCAACGGTCAGTATTATGTGACCGTGATGGGCAGAAACTACGTAACTCCGCACTACGAGATCGTGATGTTTACTCTCAACCTCACGATCTTTCCGAACTACACGATTGACAACCCTCCATTCTACATTTATGGACCGATTTTGCCGAGGGACACAGGTTCGCCGAATAGAGATACGTGGTTGTTCGATATTGGCAGTGATATAAAGATTTTAGAGTCTTCGGTCAAGATGCTTCTCAAGACCAAGAAGGGAGAGCGAGTCATGGAGCCTCAGTACGGCACCAATTTGCAGCAGCTACTTTTTGAGAATGATCCGAAGACCGTCATTGGACTAGCCACCCAGGAAATCATTTCTGGTTTAGCTCGTTGGGAATCCCGGGTCGGAGTACTCAGCGTGGATGCGACTAACAATGGAGACCGCTCAGTCACTCTCAGCCTGGTGTTACTGTCAAAAATAAGTCAGCAGTCCTTTCAAGTGAATATGGTGTACGAAAAATGACGGACGGGAAAAACACAATTACCAGAGCGAAATGGGTCAAGAGCTACATGGATAAATGTGGCATGACCTACGTGGCCGCCGGCAAAGCATTCGAGTGCATGGTGTCTACATTGGAGGATGCCATCTGTAACGGACAGAAGGTACAGCTGGGCCGGATAGGTAATATCGCCCCCATCTGGCGAAATCCCAGGACGGTGGTGCTAGGGTGTAAGCGTCTTCCGGGTAATAAGTTTGAGAAAGTTCGTCAGGAATACATTCTGGGCGGACGCATCCAGTACAAGTTCCATCTCCACAAGCGATTCGCTGCTACCCGGCAACTACACTGGTACGAGTAGTTAAAGCATATGATAAACCCAGTCAGTCTTCCCACCAGTGCCGGAGTTAATTTTGGCGAAGGTGACGTTAGGCACTTTTCAGAAGGTGATGAAGTCGGCGTGCCCGGGCTACAGGGTCCTACCCGTCAATTAGCGCAGCGTGACAACCTCTTGGCAAGCAAGGTTAACGAGTTGATAAGCCGGGTCAATAACCAAGAGCAATTCATCTCTGTGCCGGTCAATCGAATGATAGTTCCTCCCAGCAGCGAAGAGATCATCGCTAACTTCAGGATTCCTGCTGGTTATGAAGCCCGGGTGTTCAATGCCACGGTGTTTTCATCTCCTGCGTCTTCTTCCATCGAGCTTACTGTTTCCTACAGCGAGGTGATTGGATCGAATTCTGGAGAAGCGGCCGTCACGACTTCGTCTGAATTTTTCACTGGCACCCGGTTTTACCCCGAGGGTGAGTTCATCATCGTCGTGAAGAACACCGGAGCGGTTACCTTGGATATGGGGGCGTCAGTCACGCTGTCTATGCGTCCTCTGGAGGATGCCGTGGTTGCTTCTTATCAGACTTCGCCGCCCACGGTTCCCGGTCCCCCAGGACCTCGTGGTGCCACTGGCGCTCAGGGGGTAGGCGGTGTTTCCGGTCCGAGCGGGTCTCCTGGATTACAGTGGAAAGGAGACTGGGCGAATGCGACGAACTATGCAGTAAATGACATAGTTCGACACAAATATCTTGGTGATGGCGCAGGAACGGTTGCTGTATCCTCTTACATCTGTCAGATAGCACACGACTCAGCGGATGTTGGCAAACCACAACCTTACCTTCTCGACCAATCTCCTTCAGCGATGCCGTGGTGGGGGTACTTGGCAGAGGCGGGAGCGCCGGTTCAGATAGAGTTTAAGGGGCCGTGGTCTGGAACTCATGGAACCTATCACATAAATGATGTGGTTACGTATGTTTCAAGTGGGGCGACATCCAGTTACATTTGCATCGTGACTCACGCATCCGCACCTTCTCCCGCACCGCCTTCCGATCCCACAAATTGGACGGTCTTCGCTACGAGTTCTGCTTCCAGTACGTCGTTTTCAGGACCCACTACCCGCCGAGGATTCTTGTTGTCTAGCAGCACCAGCAAGCCTTACCGAGAGTACGAAGGAATCCCTACGGGCGCTCAGCATTGGCCAATAGACGAGCACACCGTGTCAAGTGCAACCGGCGGGCTGTCGTTCATCAAAGATCAACGACTCTTGAATTTACCGCCCTCGTCTACTCTGCTGCTGATGCTGCCTTCTTACTCCAACGTTTACAACGTTCCTCGCCAGTGGCAGGTTAGCGACGTTATTCTAAACGTGATACCCCAGGTTGGAACTATTTTAGGCGGGGGAACCGTGACGGTGCAGTCGCCACTTGACGTAACAGGAAACGGAACCGGTAGTTTCTTGGTTGAAAACCTGACCGAGTACTACCTTCCGGTCACAGTCAGTTTGGCTGGCGTCACGACTTTCTAAGTCTTGTCGAAGCACTTCAATTTAGCAGCGACGCTATAGGTGATTCCGCCAGTTGCAGCCATTACCTTGCACCGAAATACGTAACAAGGAATTTCGTCTTCTCCCAACCATTCATTGCTATGGCCACTTCCTACATGGATGTTTTGAGCACTAAACGTGGCGCTCGTAGCTCCCGAGAGTGCTTTTACCTGGGCTCCCGTAAATCGGGGGGAGTCGTAGTCGCTGCCGTCTGTCATGTTTGTCCAGTTGGAATCGAGTAGTAGCAGGGGATCGAGTTTACTGGTGACGTTAAGAGTGGCTATCTGCCACTGATAAGTGATTGGTATATCCGGTGTAACCGCAACTACCGAAAAGGTTCTGGTAGGCAGAGGTTCACTACTAGCCTTGGTTTGTTGATCGACTGGTTGAGACGTGATCCGGGGTGCTTGTGGCGGACCGGTAATGTTCTGGTCTCCGGCCAGTTTGTACTGTCGGTTGCCAAAGGTCATTTTGACTGCTTTACGACCAACGATGTGACCCAGGGAGTCGAGGAAATCTTCGTCCGTTGTCAGGATGCCATAATGGGGCGTTGGGGCCTTTTCACCGTGGTTCAGCAAGGCGTGCGCCTTCAAGAGTTGGTCGGCGATCAATAAGTCCTGGAGCAGGGTCTCAGAGTAGCGGGTAAGCAGGCTGGAAGCAAGTTGAGGAACTCCTGGGGAGTTAACCGATCCGTCCGGCCCCGTGCCGGTGTGGAATACACCCAGGCTAGCCGGCATTTCTCCCGACACCGTAGCGCCTCCAACCGGGACTTTAGCGTTGTAAGTGGCAGCTGCGTCCGCTGGCACGTAGACAACTTCCAGGTTTCCGGGAGTGGTTTCAACGGACATTCTCAGCACATAAGAAGAGAGCTGATCACCACCGCTATCGAAGTAATCACCGGTGATCAGCGATATACCGTGTCCTTTTGCCAATGATCCGTTGCGATGAAAGAACAGGTTGTTGCTTAGGGTGTTCAATACCTCGTTGATGCGCCCG